TTGCTATCTTACTCACTTAACTACATCCTCATCAACAAACTTTTCTATTCCTGCGGCTTTCTTGGCTTTCTTTTCTTTCCGAGCGTTTTCGTAATTTTGTATGAATTCGGAAATGTTTTCATACAGTTCGAATTGGCGGAAAGTTCCATCCTCATTTTCATTGAGTTCGAACTCATCGAGTATTCCAGCAGTTTCAGTTGATTTGTATTTGACATATAGTTGCTTCTTCTCTTTTTGGATACGACGTAAGAATGCATAATAAGTTATTTGTGTGAAATAAGCAAATGGGTTGCTAGATTTCGCGGGGTCAAAATTGTCAACATACATCACGCAGTTTTCAATTGCATCGGCAACCATTTCGTCTCTAAAAGTATACGACAAGAAGTTTGGCTTATGTGAAAGATTCTCAGCAATCTTCATAAAGCATTCAGCGACATATCTTGGGATTTGCGGTTTTGGTAAACCCAACCTCTTAGCCTTACGAATTGATATGCGATACTTCGTCATCTCTTTGAGGAAGTCTTTATTATTGATGTAGTGATTCTTAGCCATAATTAGTGTACTGGTTTATCCTTTTTGTTTGCCATTGCTTCAAGAATAGAAACAACCTTCTCAACTTTTTCATCCATTTGAGTTGCATTCTTTGAATTCGATTCTTTCTTTTGCGGAATACTTAATTTGTGCTTATTGCTATAGAAGAAATCTGCAACATATTCGTACTGCTCAACGAATTCTTGTTTCACTGGCGCTATTAATAGCACCTCATCATTATAAAACTCTACTTCCTGAATGTCAAGTATAGACTGCGGTAAATATTCGTTCATTAAAAGCAGTTGTCGATTTTCTTCAAAGATAGTTTCAACATCAACCCTGAGCGGCATTTCAATCACAATACAATCATCTTTATGGGTAACATACCCAATAATATCATCAGGAATAGATCTAAAACGGACAAACTTTAATTTTTTTTGGTTTGGCATTAGGTTATCCTTACATTGTTAGTTGCGAAAGGAAATTTTTCTTCACTATAGATCTTCACTCGTTCCTCATAATGCTTCAGTGTGAAGTTTGTATAAGGACCATAACGAAGATCGTCAGCGATATCGTACAGTGTAGCAGCATCTTTGTTTTCACCTAGACGCAACACACGACCGATAGACTGCAATGCTCGAATCTTACTCTTTGTTGGTGAGGAGAATATAATATTATGTAGGTTGCGGATATTTACACCAGTCGAAAATGTTCCGTAACTTGCTACAATGATCGCATCGTTTTCTTGTTCAGTAATATGTCTTACTGCTTCGCGATCTTCTGCTTCAACCCCACCATGAATAAAGAATACTTTTCTTCCATTTGCTTTTTCAGTTATCCAGTCGTATAGTATTTTACCGTGTTTCTCAACATAAGTAAATAAAACAAGACTATTGCCCTTTAGATTTAAAGCAAGGTCAGTGATAAATCTATTACGACCTTCGTGTTGTACCAGGAAAGCCATTTCATCCTGATAAGTAAATCCCTTAACAGTCTTGCATACAATCTCAGGATACTTCAATACAATACACTTGATACTGAAATTGGCTAATTGTTTGCGTTCAATGAGTTCTTTGGTAGAAATAACTTTAAATGTCGGACCAAACAATCCTTCAAGGACTAACTTGTTTACTTTACTATCATCAAGTGTACCTGTTGTGCCAATACGCACATCACAGTTAATTAACTTGGTCATGATAGATGTAAGAGATTTGGCTTTAAAGGTATGCGCTTCGTCACCGATGATAAAATCAAACTGCGCAAAGTATTTCTTCGGCATGTCATAGATCGACTGCCATGTAGAGATAATCAAATCACTATCAGGGATTTTACTTTCACCACCATAAATCTTTTGGCAATACTTTTCTACATCCCATCCATTGATAGATGAGTAGTTCTTGAAGTCACTATGCATCTGAGTGACGAGGTTAATCGTAGGAACAATGAGTAATCCGCGCTTCTTACCTGTGTTCAACAGGTGGCGAATCACCATATAGATGATTAACGATTTTCCAGATGCCGTGGGCGAAATGAGTACAGTTCGCCGCTTCGTAAGTCCGACGCTAGAAGCGAGCAACTGATAATCTCGCGGCTCCATTGGAAGTGATAAAGCACTTGCCAAATTTTTCGTGTCAACAGGGTAAACATCCTTTTCTTCATCGATATACTCGCAGGTGTAGTTGCTGTCCTTGCAAAACTTTTTGATATACGGAACTAAACCAAGATAGATTTGTCTTGTGTTTAGATTCAAAAGTCGAATCTTTCCATCCCAGTATTTATTTTTAAACGCAGGTGAAAATTGATAACCTGGCGTTGAGAAGGTAAAAAATTCTGACATCTCTTGCAAGATGCCATCATCAGCATTAACCTGTGCATAGATGTTATTGAATTTTTCAACCTTCACATCACACATCAACGAGCACCCTGAATGAACTTTTCCCAGTCCATAAATGCACGCAGTTGATATGTCCTAGCGTTCAATTCTTTCATAACATTTTCGCAATACTTTGCTGTTTCTTCATGATAAGATTTCTTGCGCTTAATTTTGTTCAGGTCATCGTCGCCATCAATATACACAGCAATGTCCGACTTGAGAGTAAAACGAAATGGTTCCCAGCCAAGTTTATCAAGTTCTTCTTGGTCGAGTTTGCCATTGTAATACATCCATTTGAGTTTTTTGGTTTTATCAAATTCAAAGGAACACTTGCGCGCAGATAGCGTGTGTAATGACAAGTATTTGTTATACTTGTTGTGCAAAAGTGGGATGCGAAGAATTTCTTTACCAGGCTCAGTCGAATCGACATTACTGTCTTTTTCCCACTGTCGCATTATTTCTTCAAGTGGTGGTGTTTCCATAGTATAAAGGCATAAGTGTTAGGATCATATATTGTACTATAAGCCTGCAATAAAAGCAACCCCAACAATATTTGACACTGTAATTACAATGGAATATAATAGACTATGTAGTAGATGAAAGGACTACTCAAATTCTCTCATAGTTATAGTAAGAGAATCTAAAGGTTGCATCTGCTGTAATAATATTTTCAGCGCTATCAGCCGAAGAAAACATCAAACTGCCAACTGTTGTTGGGAAAACATCAACCATCTTAACTCTAAAATTTGCATTGTTTTTGTTTGTATAGATTGTTAGCGCGGCATCAGAATATACTGGTGGACGATTGTATGCGCTTCGAATATTTGCATTTGGTTGTGTTCTTGCAAGATTAATATACTCTTCGAAGTTTGTTGGGAATGTCGCGCCCCTAATCCAATCATGTAGTTCTGTCCATGCGCGCAAGTCTTCATCGACTAAAAATGTAATGTTAAATGTGTCGTAGATTGCCTTTTCTCCAGGCAGATACAAATCTACGAATGGCGTTGGCATAGGAATTTCAGTTAATGACAATCCTGGCAGATTAGCACTATTACAAAAGTATGTAACACCAGGAAGCCTTCCAAAGTTTACCTGAAACTTTGTACTTTGCAATAAATCTGTGTTAATTGGATTGCGGTTTAGTACTGTCATATGAATTCCCCGAAGGATTACTTATTTAGTGCATAAAAAAAGGGGGAGCATTGCTGCTCCCCCCATATCACTTGCCTTATTATTTTTATAAATTGGCAATAATATTACTGGTTGACATTCAACACAGCGAACTTGCGGTAGTAGACATTTGTATCTGTCGTCAATGCACCGCTCAGTCCTGCGTTTCCACCACCTGCGAATGGATTTGAGACCATGCCGTAGCGAGTCTTGAATCCAACCTTTGGTTGGTAGTTGTCTGGGTCAATAGCACGAACCATTTGTAGCGGAACGTATGGGCAGTAGAACAAGCCAGCGTCATATGGTGATGAACCCTTATAACCGACTACGACGTAGTCTGAACCAGCGACAGAATATGGATCAACATAAACTTTGATGCGACCGAACAATGTTCCAGCGAATGTGTTGCCAGTATCATCAACTGTTAGGTTGGTGTTATTTGACAATGCTGAGTTGTAGTCTAGAAGACCTGACATTGCGAGAGCAGATGCGACGTCTGATGAGCAGACGACGATATTGCCCTTGCCACGACGGGTGTCTTTAGCGATCTTGTTTGCTTCTCTTTCGATTGCATAGATCAAACCCTTGTACTTCTCAACCTGCCAGCGACCGTCGGTGTCACCACCTGAAGTTGCTAGGTTGAATGTGCCTGGTGTACCAGCAAATGAAACGCCTGGAGTTGCT